GCTCAGAGATTAGGGGTTTCACTTCGTCAAACTGAAGATGAGTTAACATCTTCAATGCTCCAGAGTACAGCGAGTTTCGTAAATGGAACTTCAGGAGTTAACGGCGATAATCCTAGTGAAATCGCACGTGAAGATATTGACGATATTATTCGAACACTACTCACAAACAATGCCTACAGCATTTCAGACGGAATAGAAGGCGAGGATCGTTTCGGTTCTGCTCCCGTTCGAGACGCATTTTTTGCATTAGGTTCGACTCAATTAGTCGGCGATCTTGACCGAGTTACTGGCTTTATCGCTAAAGTTCAGTATCCAAACCAAGATAAAGTTTTGAGACCGGAATATGGCTCAGTTTCAAATTTACGTTTCCTACTATCGTCAATCGGTGTTGTAGAGGCTAACGCTTCTATGAACGGAGCAGATGTCTACGATGTCTTTTGTTGCGGTCTAGAAGGATACGCATGTATTGAGCAAGACGGATATTCCTCACAGTTTATCTATAGACCACCGATTTACGATGGCCCATTAGCTCTAAATTCTAGTGTTGGATACAAATTTGCTGAAGTACCCCGTATCACAAACGATGCATGGGTCATTAAATACCGTGTAACCCTAAGCGTATAAGGAGGTAATTATGTCGTTAGGTCAACTAGTCGCTTCCGGACGTTTTACGTCAGATGGTAGCGCAAAAGATATTGTTTTGAGATCAGATATTGATTTCATGCGTGTGATTAACTTCACTCAACAAGCAACTACAGCTAACCCGGGCCGAGGAATTCAATTTGATTGGCAACGTGGTTTAGCTGATAACGCCGGTTTTATGATCTCTAAAGAAAACAGTGCTAGCACCGTGACTTTTGAGACTATTGCGACAGGCGGATTTTCACTCAAGGATACAAGCAATCAAGCTCCCGAAGCGGCTCAAGCCACTTCAGGTACTGATATTGCTAAAGCGACCTCAGTTGTAACGCTCACCGCACACGGATATAGTGTCGGCGATCGTGTACGTATGTACGGAACTGTTGCCATGCTTCAAATTGCCGGAATGGAGTTTACAGTTACAGCGGTTCCCGATGCTAACTCATTCACTCTCGGTTACATTGACATGACAGGCTTTGCCGCAGATGCGACAGCCGGTTTCGCAAGACGTATCCCTAACAACCCACTTTACACGCCTGAACGTAATTGGATCACAGGAATTTCGGCCGCCGCTTCGGCAGTTGTAACCCTATCCGTTACACATAATTTGGCAGTAAATGACCAAGTGCGTTTGATCGTTCCTACAGTTTTCGGAATGACTCAGGCAAATGAACAGAGCGCAAAAGTAACAGCAGTAAGCACAGCTAATAACACGGTCACACTAGACCTTGATAGCTCAGCTTATACCGCTTTTGCTTTCCCGACTTCTGCTTCAGTGCCGTTTACACACGCACAGCTTATCCCGTTTGGTGATGTAGCTAATGGTGTAGAGCAAGCGTTAGATAATAACGCTAAATTACTAATGCATTTAGCCGCCGGTGTCGATAGCCCAGCGGGTAGCACTAGTGATGTGATCTACTGGCAGGCTTTTAAGTCAGCAGTTGTTAATCAAGAGTAAATTTTAGGAGGGGGATATTTTGTCCCCTTCCTTATGTAAATCCGCTTTACACGAGGTAATAATGGAAATTTTAGCAACCAGAGGCGTAGCCGTTCCGAAAGGAAAGAGGAAATCAGCCGACGAAGTAGAAAAAATACGTTTAGACGCCAATAGGTCAGTTAAAGGCGTGTTTAGATGTCACGAGCCGAGAGGGGGAGAGGTAACGCTTGTATGGAAAGAATACAAGGGCGATCCGATTAGACGATGGACTCTAGCGGATGGTATGGAATATGACATACCTATAGGACTAGCTAAGCACCTCAATACAAATTGTGGTTACTCAGTGCATAGTCACATATTAGGGTCAGACGGAAACCCGTTAGTTGATCGTCAAAATAAAAAAGTCTCAAGGATGAACTTCGAGAGTTTGGAGTTTTACGGATGACAATTTATAGGCCTAGCTTTTACAAGCTTCCGCCCGCAGATTTTACACCCAAAAGGCGTGAGATTTCCGCCATTACTACCGCTGAAAAAGCAGAGGTAACAACTACGGAAGATCACGGATACGAAGTAAACCAACTTGTAAGGTTACATGTTCAAGGAACTTACGGGATGATTCTTAACGGTGTGAAAGCAACCATACTAACCGTTCCAACAACCACAAGCTTTACCGTAGACGTCGACACTCTACCATTATCATTATTTGTTACTCCTACAGCCCCGCCGGCATTTACTGAAGCCCATGTCGTACCTATCACCGGTGTAGAAAACAACATAGCAACGTGAGGAAATCATGACTACATTAACGAAGATTAGACGAAAGGTAAGAAGGCTAACGGCCACACCTTCGGCTTTACAACTACCAGATGCAGAGATTGATAATTACGTCGACGATTACTACGAGCAGGACATGCCCGCCGAGTTGAAGTTATGGAACCTACACGACACATACTCCTTTTACACTACCGCAAATGAAGACCGATATACCCTACCAGTTAACACCATCTTAGGGATAAATCCCCCGGCTTACGTCGCAGGATATCAGAGCTATTATACTCAGAACAGAGAACAACTCTATAGGTTGTATCCTATGACAGAGTTTGAGCAAGATTTAGGTGAAGGTACAGCGATAGCCGGCCCGTACATATATACGTTATCAAATACCCCCGTACTCAGACGCACATTTTACGCTTCCGCCGTAGACTCAAACGATGTAACCCGCACTTTAGTAGACATACCCTTAACACAATCTACAGGTAATATAGTAGCGGAAGGAACAACAACCCCTAGCGTCGGACAAATTAATTATGAAACCGGCGTAATTTCTTTAACATTTGGTGATACCATATCGGCGACCTCAACAATAAGCTGTGCATACTGGCCCTATGAAGCGTCTAGACCAACAGCGGTTTTGTTTTACGATGACTATTTTATCCTAAGACCCGTACCCGATAAAGCCTACAAAGTAACCGTTGAAGCCTACCTCTCCCCCTCTCAACTGTTGAACTCAGATGATGACGGCCCCGACGTAGCGCAATGGTGGCAGTTGATAGCATTCGGAGCGGCGTTAAAAGTTCTTGAAGACAGGCAAGACACCGAGACTATTCAAACTCTTTACCCCCGTTATGACGAGCAAAAACAGTTGGTTTTACATAGAACGATATTACAACAAACCCCTCAACGTACGTCTACTATATTCACTGAACAGTCACAAGGTTCCTTAGGTAATTCTTATAGGAGTGGTTATTAATGAGCTATAACCCCGCAATTCCACAGCCCGGAGATTTTATTTCAGTATCTCAAGTGGACATACTTCACAATTACAATGCAATTTTCAACATCTTCGGACGTAATCACAAGTCTCTAGATGACGGCATGGAAAGCGAGAGGGGAAAGCATTTTAAAATAGGATTTTCAGAGCAATCCTCCGACCCTTATACCGCCGCAAGTGAGATGTCATTATATACTAAAAACTTGTCTGGAGTTCCGGAGTTATACGCACGAGATGAAAGTGACGGTACAGTTTTTAGGGTTACAAAAGCGGGTAGGCTATCACCGGCTTTTAGACTAGAGGCATACGTTATATTCGATACAGACGGTAATATACTAAAGAATCCAAACGATGAAGAGCTGAAATATAACGTTACTGAAATTACAATCCCGAACCCACTATTTAACGGTAAAAATGTACGTGATGATTGGGTGGTTGTATTTGAAAATGACATCAGTACGGTTAATTATTTTTGGGTAATAGGGGCATTTTATGGAACCTCTGTAAATAGTCAATCGCTATATACCTCTACCACACCGTACAAATTTGGTTCTTATTCCGATGCTATAACAGTCTCTCAATTTCGGCTAATGACTAAAAACATTAACAGCTTAAGCACCGCAAGCCAACAGCTAACTAAAGTAATCCAAGTACAAATATTTACCGTAGCGTGAGGAAAATGATTAGTTGCTCTACAACTCACATTTACAAAGTTATAAAGGATAAATATCATGGTTTATAACCCTTCAATTCCACAGCCAACAGACGACCTTTCGGATTCTCAGGCAGACTTACTAATTAACTTTGATGAGTTAAACACAGTTTATGGAGTTGATCATGTAAAATTTGACGCATCATCTAACAAAGGTAAACATAACAAGGCAACCTTTCCCACACAAGGGAATGACCCGGCGGTGGATTCCCCAGAAACGGAAGAAAATGAGTACGCTATTTTTTCACTTACCGACGGATCAGACGTTGAACTTTATGGAAGGGAACAGAGTAACGGCACGGTCAATCAACTAACACGAGATGGTGAGCTTTTTATAGGAATGCATCCAGTGTTTGCGATAAACCTAAGTGATTTGACACCTAATACTAATAAAGTCGCCGGTGGTTACAATTTTATCGTTAACAATAGTTTCAATCTAGATACAGCAAACACTAGGCGCATAACTTCTGAGAAGTGTAGATATCATTTCGCATTTACTAATCAGATTGTCGACTCAGCAGGCAACCCAACTAATAAATATATGTGGGTAGCAAATGGGTTTGACAACAGCTCCAACCCTACAGTGGGTAAGCCTCAAAACACAAATAACTATGGTTTACGAGTAGACTCAACTTTTATTGAGATAGAATTTGTTAATCAAAACAACACGGTGATAGGTTCCATGACTGGAGGGTCTATCGTTTGTTGGAGGGTTCAATAATATGCCAAAATATCAACCGACTACAATTGCGTTTCAAGAAAGCGGGTTAGTACGAGACAAACAGGCTTTTGTCCCGCCTACCGATGCCTACGTAGATCTTGATAATGCATACGTTTGGCGTGGTGTTGTAAAGCGTAGATTGGCCCCTGAATTCTTAGCTAGACTTAGGAGATGCCCAACAAGTCAGAGCTTAGGTAATGCCCCGGGATCAGGAACAACATACACAGCAAATATTAAAACACTTCTTTTGTATGGAACCAATTCAAATATAGAGCCCGGTAGCGTTGAAATTACAGTAGGCGGATTGATTACCGTAGAAGACGACGGGGCGGGTGGCTTTACACAGACCGCAGGAACGGCCACACTGGACACGGCCCTTTCATCTATAAATTATTACACTATGGTTTTCACAATTGAATTATCAGCCGGTGCGTTTGGAACAGAGGCGGTAACTATAGATTTGTGTTATTTTCCTACAGAGCCATGTATGGGTATCGCACAAAGAGAACTTAGCGCTATTAACGCTGAAGACACTATTTTCTTTGACACTAGACACGCTTTTATATTCTCAACGAGTTCCTTCACAGAGTTAGGGAGTACTACTCCAACCTCATGGACGGGGGGCGACAGCGATTTCTTTTGGCATACAAATTATTGGTTTGATGGTTCGCAAAATAAACTATTTTGGGTGACTAATGGCTTTATGGGTAGTGATGTAGCAACCACCGACCCAATCAGATATTACAACGGCTCAACATGGAACCCAGTTGCATTTTTACCAAAGCTAAAAAGCGCCGGTACTGACATCATGGTAACGGCTAAGATAATTATACCGTACAGGGGTAGACTAGTAGCGCTTAATACTTATGAAGCGGTTAACTCAACGGGAACAACTGTACCCTTACAGTTTCCTAATAGAGCAAGATTTAGCCAAAACGGAGACCCAACAGATATTGCCGCTAGTCCTTCCGGTGGTTGGGTTGATGATGTGCAAGGTAGAGGTGGTTTTGTAGATGCTCCGACAAATGAAAACATTATTAGTGCGGGATTTATACGAGATGTTCTTGTCGTATTTTTTGAGAAAAGTTCATGGAAATTGCGATATACTGGAAATGAAATCCTCCCCTTTGTTTGGGAGCGCATTAACATTGAGCTTGGAGCTGAATCTAGATTTTCAATCGTGCGCTTTGACGAGGGTATTGTTGCGGTTGGAGACAAGGGGATTATATCTTGCGACGGAAATAATGTTCGACGGATTGATGACCCGATACGTGATGAAGTATTCAAAATACATAATGGTAATAACGGTGTAAAACGAGTCCAGGGAATACGAAACTTTTTTGAACAGGTTGTATATTGGACTTTCCCCTCCGCCTCTGAAAACCCCACCTATCCAAATAGAATTCTGTTGTATAACTATGACAACAACACATGGGCTTTTTTCAACGACCATTTTACAGCACTAGGGAATTTCCAGAGAACTAACGATGTGCGTTGGAGCGATCTAGCGGGTATCACATGGCAAGAATATAAACATCAATGGAATGCAGGAAGGACACAAATTCAATTTCCGTTAATTGCAGGGGGAAACCAGCAAGGCTATGTCTCAATATTAAACAGTTTAGTTAGTAACGAGAAGAGCTTGGTGATCACAGGAATAGCAACCGGAACGCCTCCGGTAGTGACAAGCCCCAATCATAATTTGGAAGATGGCGAGATTATTGAGATTAATGGAATTGTGGGAACGTCTAATATTTTTAATGGGTATAGGTTCCAGGTAAACAACAAAACCGTTAACACATTTGAGCTACAACAAAAGACAAGAACGACTATAACAAGTATCACAAAGGGCGTAACGACTAGCGTAACAAGTGCGGGTAACATACTTCAAGTTGGTGACCTTGTGCAGTTTAGCGCCGTTACTGGAGCAACACAATTTAACAATCGTACGGCGACAGTATTAACAAATGGAAACACATTTACTTGTGATTTGGATAGCTCAAACTTTGTAGGTGTCCCAGCCGCCGGTGAAGCGGAAAACCTAGAGTCCATTTTTGAGGATTCGATTTTAGCCGGCGGATCAACTTATACAGTAGGCGGAGAGATTACAAGAATAACAGGGTTTAGCATACGATCTAAAAAATTTAACATGCTCAATCAAGGACGAAAAAGCCAATTAGGCTATATAGATTTTCTTGTTGATAAAACATCAAGCGGCCAAGTGGATGTGCCAATTTTTGCAGATTACAACAATGACGAGAGAATAAACCCAAAGGGTGGAGATACCTTCTTTAATTGGGGTATAGGTACAACTATTCTCCCTGAAGACGCCTCTATGCAGAATGAAAATAAGGTGTGGCACCGGCTTTATTGTCCCCTTGAAGCTCAGTTTTTCCAGTACGATATAACTCTAAGTGAGGCTCAATTAATCTCAACGGAAATTCATAATAGCGAGTTCTTGCTGAATGCCATTATAGTTTGGCACGAAAAAGGTGGTAGACTTGTGAGGTAGGTTGACTTATGTTATATAACATGTTACTCTATTCGAAACCTAGGAGTAACAAATGGGAAAGTTCCAAGATTTAACAGGAAAAAAATACGGATATTATAAGGTGATAAAGCATTTAGGAAAGACAAAACACAATAAAAACTTATGGGAACTAGAGTGTCAATGTAGCCGTATTATGCACAGTACAACCTATAATATTTTAAGCGGACAAAAACAGAGTTGCGGATGTCACCGTCAAATGAGTGCTAACGATTATTCACAACAAGTCAAAAACGACCTTTTATCTAAAAGAAAAATAAATGGGGAATGTTGGGAATGGACAGGACAAAAAGACTATAAAGGATATGGAAGAAGAGTATTTTATCAAGGAAGAAGGAAACGTAAGGAGGTTGTCTCCAGAATATCATATCAATTATGGAAAGGCGAAATACCAAAAGGGAAATATGTATGTCACACTTGTGATAATCCATCTTGTTTTAATCCAGATCATTTGTGGATAGGATCATTACAAGACAATCACAAAGATATGATGGAAAAGAAAAGATATGCTAAAGGTGAAATGTTGCCACAAACAAAAATAACTGAAAGAGACGTTAAAGAAATAAGAAAAAGAAAAAAATCAGGTGAAAGTTTGAAGAGTATACAAAAAGATTATAACTTACATTATCAAACAATATGGTCAATTAGTGTAGGTAAAACCTGGAGCCATGTTAAATGACGACAAACTCTTCCCCCGATAATTCCATACAGTCTTATATTCCTAATGATTTAATCATCCCGGATGATCCTAAAGAAGCTAATTTGATCCTAACCGATTATTTACGTAGCGTTGTAGACGCTTTGAATGACAAAGACATTGGGCAATACAATACAGTAGAGTTAGTGTCAGGTCAGAAATGGTTTACGCCGGGAGATGCAAATAAAGAACGGTATGTTTATCGAAAAGTTGTAGATTTAGGGGGGTTAAATGATTTCACAATAACTACACCTCAAAACACAGCTCATGGAATTACGATAAATGCAAATACTATTGTCACACGAATTTACGGAACGGCAACAGATCCTAGCACGAAATTCATTCCTTTACCTTATGTAGATATGAGCGGTGGCGGAAACAATATTCAATTGTGCATGGACGGTACAAATGTTATTTTAGAAGGTAACTTTAATTACAGTGGATACACGACCGCTTACGTTGTAGTCGAGTATATCCAGAACTGAGGAAAACACTATGGCTTTCAATATTATGGATTGGCTCTTCGGGCATAGCCCCGAAATGCAACAGGCAAATAAATTCACCAATCAGCAACAAGGTTATCAACAAAACATGCTACAAGGACTTGGTCAGCCGACGGGTTCAGGGCTTGAGTATTTACAACAAATTCTATCAGGCGACGATTCAGCTTTTGCAGATTTCGAAGCGCCTTTTAAGCAACAATTCGATCAAGAAACAGTGCCGGGAATAGCCGAGAGGTTCGCCGGTATGGGAAGCGGTGGCGCTCAAAGCTCCTCAGCCTTCCAACAAACTATGGGCCGGGCAGGAACGGAACTCTCTACACAATTAGCCGGTCTAAGGGCAGGGCTAAAGGGACAGGCCTTACAACAGCTACAAGGGCTTTCGGGTCAGGGTATGCAACAAGGAATAGAAAACGCATACGATCCTGGAAGTTACGGTTTAGTAGGTGGGTTCTTGCAGGGTTCAGGTGAAGGAGCAGGAAAAGCCGCTTCAACTTATTTTTTAGGGGGTTAAAATGGTACAGATTTTACCGAGATTCGATCCGGGCGGGGAAATTGGCCGTTCCGTAGGTAGTGGAGTAGGTCAAGGGGTTGAACAAGCCACAAATAGAAACCTGTTAAAAAGTGGAATTGAAAGCGCAAAAGATCAACTTGCAACCGCTAGAGACAA